GTATCACCATCTACAAGTCAATGAACATCCCATTCTTCAGCAAGTATGGTACAAAGTATGCTCCTTCATCAGGTGCACAAGCTGGTACTGACCTTGCAACCATTGATCCCGGTAACACAGGTTCTTTCGTTTCTGTTGCTACAGAAGACGGTAGAGCTTCAGTTTCTGGTATCAACAACAACTATGGAGCGGCAACAAACTTTGCAAACACATGCGGACTTATCTTCCAAAGAGAAGCTGCTGGTGTTGTAGAAGCTATCGGCCCACAGGTTCAGGTAACTTCAGGTGACGTTTCAGTTGTATACCAAGGTGACGTAATCCTTGGAAGACTAGCTATGGGTGCAGACTTCCTAAACCCAGCTGCTTGTGTTGAATTGTTCGCTGGAACAACAACTAAGCCTGCTGCGTTTGGTGCTACATACCCAGCTAACGCTTAATTTTTATTTTTATACGGGGGCTTCGGCTCCCTTTTTTCT